TTCTTGACCGGCGCGCTGACGCGACGACCGCCCTGAACGCTCTGTGCAAAGTCCTTCACCGCCTGGTTGTCGATGACCTGATTGCCGACCGACTTCTGGCCTTCCGAGCCACCACCGCGACGGGCGCCCTTCTGCTCGACTTCACCGAGGCGGGACTGGAGGTCTTCCAGTTTGCCGCTCAGTTCGGTCTGGCTCGTGGCCATCTTATCGACCTGCGCCTTGGTCTCTTCCGACAGCTTGCCGGTGTTCTTGACCTCGGTCAGGCATTCCTCGGCCTTGCGGCTGAACTCGTCGTTCACGCGCGAAAGGTCGTTCGTAACCCGCATCAGCAGGTCGCGCACTTCATCGGCCATGATGGCCTCCTATTCTGGATGGGATACGGGGCGCTTACGCCCTTGTGAGGCTCAGTCGTGCCGCCACTAGGCGGAGTGCATCGACTGCATCATCGTCAGCGCTCGGCATGACGTTCCCGCTGGCAGCGCCCGGCGTGCCCTCGGCAATCTCTCTCATCAGCTTGCGGCGCTCGGAGCGCGGCACAGGCTTACCGGATGCCAACGCGGCCTCCAGGCGGTACAGAGCGGGAGCAGCGTTACGCACCCCGGACTCCGGTGCATCGATGTCGATGGCTTTGTCGGCAAAGCCCTGATCGACAGCGCCCTGCCCGGCCATCCAGGTCTCAGCGTCAAGCTTCGCCTTGATTTCGTCGACCGGGTTGCCGGTTCGATCCGCGTACATCTCTGCTGCTGCCTGGTCGAACACGGCCATGATGTCAGCTGTCTCTTGCATGGCGTGACGGTCACCGACCGCAACCCACTGCGTATTATGGATCATCATGAAGCCGAGCTTGGCGATCTGGATCTCGTCCCCGGCCATGGCGATTACGGATGCCGCTGATGCGGCGATCCCCAAGATTTGGACTGTCACCTTCTGCGGGTGAGCGCGCAGCATGTTGTAGATCGTGACGCCTTCGAAGAAGTCGCCGCCAGGTGAGTTGATGACGACCGTCACAGGCTTGTCGCCGATCTGACGCAGAGCTGCGGCGATACGCTTCGAGGTGACGCCCTCACCAGTCCACCAGTCGTAGCCGATGACATCAAGGATGCTTATCACGTCCGAACCATCGACGGCCGCGTTCACCGGCAAGTCCATCGGCTTGAACATGCGGGCTGCCTTCTCGGACAGCCTCGTCGAACCTTCCAGCCCGTCCGGACAAGTCAGTTCTGGCAGCTTGCGAAGGCTCATGAGCCGTTCTCCTCTTGCGCGCCGGCTTGCGTAATCGGCACGTTCTGCATCTGCATGCGGGGCACATCACCGCCATCGACAGGCGGAAGACCTTCCAGCTTGCGGACCTCGTTGATGGTCATGACACCGGAATTCAGAAGGGCGGTGTAGAATGCGGACCGGGCAGCAGCGTCACCGCGCAGCAAGTCCTCGTAGTTGAACCGGACCTTCAAAGTCCGTCGCTCTTCCGGCGTCATGATGCGCTTGGCGATGGCCTTCTCGATGCGCTTCAGTTGCGAGCGGAGACTGAGCGTCAACCAACTCTGCATGATGGCGCTGACGCCAGTGCCCCACATCGTCTGCCCTTCGGCAGCATGGCCGATGATGATTGGCGGCACACCGAGCCAACGACATACTTCCTCGACATTGAACCGGCGGTTCATGATCAGTTCGGCATCCCGCGGAGTGATGTTCACCGCCTTGAAGTCGACACCTGCTTCCAGAATGCCAATGCCCGGCGCGTCTGGCCGGCTATACCGCTCTGCGAAGTTCTTGCGCGCCTGTTCACGCTGCTCAGGGCTCAGCTTCTCCGGGAAAGTGAAGAAACCCTTGGCACGAAGGCCTTTGCTGAAGGTCTGTCCTGCCGCCTTCTCGGCCGCGATCGTAATGCCGAGTGTTTGTCTGGCATGCTCCACTGGCGACATGCCGACGACACCGTCTCCAAATGCCTTGAGGTGAAACACCTTGGCTTCCGGCAGCTCGTATGACTTTCCACGATCGTTGAACTTGTAGCGCAAATCGCCGCTCTGAAGCCGCTCGACGACGGTGTCGTACGGCATGGGGTTCAACGCCAGCAGCTTGCCTCGGTTCGAGTAGACCTTCTCGGCGAAACCATTTCCGGACGTGCAAAGACCGAGGACGCGCCCTTCCCAGAACTCCAGCGATGTCTGATCACTGTTCGGGCTGTCGTCCAAAAGCTCCTGAAGCGGATGACCGCTCACACGAACGCGCGCGCCATCGGCGCGCCGCTCCATTACTTCGAGCGACAAGCTGGCGATGGTCTGCGCCGTGACGCGCGTGCAAGCCCAATATGCCGACAGGTTCAACGCTGCCTGCGTCGACACAGCTTCGCCGGCCCACGTCTCGCCTCCGCCGTATATCTCGTACAGCTCGCTATCGCGCGCCGTCAGCGTGCGACCGAAAATGCGGCTCCACAGGCTCATTAGGCAAACACCGCGTTATCGATCACGTCGCCGAAGTCGGTCATGGTGCCCTCACTTTGGATGAAGCGCGCCAGAGCGCCGATGTGGGCGATCACGCCATCAATCTTGTTTTCGGGCCGGTCTTTACGGGGGAAGACGTTGTCCTTGGCGTCTTCCTTCGCGACCGTGTTCGACAGCATCCACAGGAAGACCGGATCGCCGTCGTGCGCGATCTTGCGAGACCGGATCAGGCCTTCCATGGTCTTCATCGGCTCACTAAAATTCTGAACCGTAGCCCGAACTTCGACGCACTGGACGCCTTCGGCTTGCAGGCGGGTGATCAGATACGTCGCGTTCCACGGGTCGTAGGCCAGTTCCGACACCTCGACCGGCAGCCCAAGGATGTCATCCTCGATCGCCGCGAAGTCGATCATGTCGCCCTCGGTCTCGACGATCAGGCCGGCATCCCGCCACGTGCGGTAATGCTCATTCTCCGGCAGGTTTATCGTCGCTTCCGGCAGGTAGTACCGACCGAACCGGACGTAGTCCCTGCCCTGCTCGATTAGCCGGTCGGCCGCGGGACATTCGCGGCAGTCCGCCAGCTTGATGACGATCTCGATCGCGGCGATGTCCACCTTCGAGGCCAGGTCGATGCTGACTGTTGCCGGCTGCCCCGCGAAGTCCTCGAGCTTCAGCCTGGAGTCCGCGACCTCAAGCCACCGCTGGACGTTAAAGTATGCGTTCCGCGCCTGGACCCACAGGTTCAGATGCTTCGTCTTGAAGACGCCCGCCTTCCGTGGGTTCTGGATGGCGTCCTTCTGGCGCTGGGTCAGGAATTCGGCCGAAACTGACACGTCGAAGTTCGGATTGGCTTTTCGCAAGGCCAACTCCGATGTCCAATCGTCCTGCGGATCCACAGTGTAGATCAGGGCGAACAACTCATCGTTCTCCCAGATGCCCTCAAGCACCTTCTGGGCGTCCTGCATCAAGGCGAAGCAGGGGCCGGCAAGGTTGTCGCCAGCCGTCGTGATGATCAACAGCAAGGGCTGCTCGCGGGCGCCCATGCCGGTTTCCATCGTGTCGACCTGCGTATCCGTCTCATGCTCGTGATACTCATCGATGATGGCGCAGCTTGGCGAAGCACCGTCACCGGGATTGCCGATCAGCGGCTCGAAGCGAGATCCGTTCGACAGGATATGCAAGTTCGACGCGTTCACAGACACGCCAAAGGCCGATTGAAACTGCGGCGTGTTCTGCGCCATCAGCTTTGCCGGCCGGAAAACCTCCCACGCCTGTTTTTCCGTGGTGGCGCCGGAGTAGATTTCCGCACCATGCTCGCGATCGATCGACAACATGCCCAAACCGATGCCGGCCGCCCACGTCGACTTCGCATTTTTCCGCGGCTCCAGTAGCAGAGCCTTCCGGAACCGCCTCAACCCGTCCTTCTTGCGCAGCCAACCCATAAGGCAGGCTGTCTTGAAGCACTGCCAGGGCTCCAGCTTCAGCTTCTCTCGCTTGGCAGCCCACTTGCCTTTCGTGTGCGGAAGCTGCTCGAGGAACTTGCACCACTTCTCCGCTGTCACCGGATCGAAGCGGTACGCGAAATTCTTCCTCTTCGACGCTTCCAGATCCCGGTTATGCCGCTCACAGGCTAGGCGCACCCACTTACAGGCAGGTATCTTCCCGGCCAGTACGTCGCGGACGTATCGATTGGCCGCGTCGACATGTGGATAGGAAGTTTTCGCCATGCATCACCCAAGCGCGGCGAAGGGATTTGCCTCCGGTGCCGTGTTGATGGAGACCTTCGAGCGTGCCGCCGGCGACAGGCCGAACTCTGCCAGCAGGGATTGCGCATGCCGCAAGGCCTCGCTCCGCTGTGCGACCGCTGGATGCCCTTTGATTTGCTGCGACACGACGGTTCCGTTGTCATCCGTCTCGACGCTGCTTGTGAAGAACCGGCCGCCGTCCTCGATAACCGCCGTACAGATCTCGACTTCCTCCAGCCGGGTTGCCGCCATTGAGAGCATCGCAAAATCCGCCGACGATGCGATGCCCATGCCATCGATGATGCCGACAAGCTGCATGAAGATTTCCGCTGCCCTGGCAGAGAGCCATTCGGGCGGCTCAGGTAGGCTTGGATCGGGCTTCGGCGCCTGCGGGTTCATCCGGCACGGCTGATCAGTTCCCGACACGACCTTCAGGTGATCGGGCTTGCGTTTGCGACCGGCCATAATTGTCTTCCATTCTGCACGGGCAAAAATCTGACCCCCGAACCGGTCTAGGCCCCCAAACCTCTATAGTTTTGACCTCCCCCACCCTTTTCATGCATCATATGGATGTTTCGGATTGGGTTGCTTGAGGGTCACTGCACCCTTCGGTGGGGTTCGATGCCTGCCATTCCGTCACAGCTGGTCGCTGACTCGATCTCTTGTCGAGGATGACGGATCGTCCGCGCCGAGCCTTGCGCCTCTCTACGGCCCTCTATTGCGCCCGACCTCTGCCCGCTCTTCCCTCTGGATGTCCCGGTCATGGTGAGGCTTGCAGACCGCCTCCCAGTTGTCGCGATCCCAGAACAGCGTCTGGTCACCCCGGTGCGGTATGCGGTGATTGACGACGGTTGCAGGCTCTACCTTCCCGGCGGCAGAGCATCGAATGCAGAGCGGATGCGTGGCCAGGAACGATGCCCGTGCCTTCTGCCACTTCGTTCCGTATCCTCTTGCCGCCGACGATCCACGCCGTGCGTCATGCTCTCGGTTGCGATGGATGCGCTGATCAGCTTGCGGACGGCTTCCGGCAGGGACGTGAACCGGCGGACGCTTTGGCATTCCTGGCGAACTCACTTCTTCGGAGGCGGAGGCGTAGTTGCGCGGCCCTGTCTAGCGTCCGGCGCCCATACTCCAACGATGGTGGTCATTACCCGGCGGGTTGTCTCGCTTCGCCTGGCTTCGGTGAATATCTCCTACCGTTCTGGGTTCTTAGCGATCTAGCCAAGCACGTACACATCCCACCGGCGAGCATCACGCCACCCATCGTCTACAGTCTCGACCTGAAGGATCAGCTTGCGGCCGAACCATGACGATCGATACCGGGAGTTGCCGGTGATGTCGTTCGACGGGACAGGCATGTCTATCAATCCTCTATCGGCATCCATCGGATCCGATGGCCTTGCGCCTTTCGCGCTGACCGAAGTCAGCCCGTGCCTTCAGGTCGTGACAAGGGCCGCACGTTCGGCGATCATTGGGCTTTCCATTATTTGTAGCCAGCAGCTACATTTTAATTGACTTCAATGTAGCCATAAGCTACAACGGGCCATGAAAGAGATCACCTACCGACCAGCCGCAGTGAAAGCCCTTCGCAGGATGCCCGCGAATACGGCGCGCCGGATTGTCGGCAAGATCGAGACGTACGCTTCAGACCCCGCGTCTCAAGCCAACAACGTCAAGAAGCTTCAGGGCCGCGATGGCATTCGGCTTCGTGTGGGCGACTGGCGTGTTATCATGCAGGACGGTGAAGTCCTCGACGTTCTGAACATCGGACC